CACGGCCCGAACCGTGGTCGCCGTACCAAAGAAATCATCCCCTTCGTGGATGGATGAAATGAAACAGTTTTTCAGTGGGGAAGCTAGCAATGCGGAGAAATCTGTAACTGCCGAAACTGAAAGTAAAAAACCCGAGAAGGTTCAACTTACCATGCTTCAGGAGAAGATAATGGATGAGGCTAAACCTGCGTTGATGCAACTTCTCGATGACCCAGAGCTACAAGATAAAGCTTGGGGTGCCCTTTCAGACAAATTCTGGAAGGAGGTTGAAGAATTAAAAGTGAGTTCTTTAACATTTGCAACGGAAAACCCTGCCGTTTGCATTGGTGCTAGCTCAGTTGGAGTTAGTGTTATCACTGTTGGAATTGCTGCTGCGTGTGGTGCTCCTGAAGATGTTGCTTTAGTTACTGCTGTTTCTATCGCTCTTTCTGCTGCACTTTCTGGTTCTGCCTTTATCCTTCACCGAAATGGTGTTAACATGACTGAATTCGTTAATGTTGCTTCTTTGACTGCTACTGTGGTTGGTGCTGGTGCTTTCTTTCTTACTGTGAGAGAAATTATCAGACAAATTAAGAAATACATGGATTCATGCGAACATCCAATTGTTCCCGAAGCTAAAGAAGCTCCTACAACGTTAGGCTTTGTCGCGGAACTTTCTGCAAGAGTAGGCGTATTTGCTGCTCTTATCGGATTGGTTTGTGGGGATATGAAGGTTTTGAGACAAACCGTAAGCTCATGGCGTGATATTAGATGGTCTTTTGATTTTCTGTCTAACACGTGGAAGAATTCTTCCCTTGAGGACCTTGGAATTGGTGATCTTGAAAAAGAGATTGCTGAAGAAGAGGCTCAAGCTATTCCTGAAGGTATGATTGCCACCTCTACCGTTCTTCTGTATAATGTTATAGATACGGCTCGTAAAATTGCCAAAAGACGTTTGGAAATCTTGGATAATATAACCCAAGTTGAGGAGGACAATGATGCTGAAAATTATTTTGGATACTATCCGTTTGCCAAGTGCTCCGTTATGGAGAATGGTGTTGATGCAACTGAATGCATTCAACCTAATGAACTTTTTCCTGATCATTGGGTTACCTTTTTGAATTGTAAAAAGGAACACTGGGCGACTGATGGTTCCGCTGTTGGTGAGATGAAAGCTCTAGTTAAGGCTGGACTTGTCGTCTGTACGAAAGATAATATTGTTGCTTGCGATTTCAAGGACGATATTTTCCCTGGACAAAAGAAATGTATTGTTAATTTTATGTCCACGGCTCAACAGAAACCAGAAAAGGAGAATAAACTTCTTGAACTCGCTAAAATGGGTGAAAAAATTCAACAATATGTTAGAGATAATAAGAAATCCTGTATTGTTGCTGGCTTTGTTTTTGCTTCAATTTGCACTGCTGGTGTTGCTGGATTAATGTACCAGTATTCTGACCAGATTAAAGTGTCTGTTCTTGGAACAGCTTGTGAAATTGCAACTCCCATGATTGAGGGTCCAAAACCCGCATGGAAACAAAAACCAAAGAATGAAGGTGAAGAAGAGAAAGCTCTTCCCCCCCTTGAGTCTGCCCCAGGTGTGGATAGATCCTCGTTTGGATTTGTTCATAAAAAGTATGAAGTTGAGCTGAAAAAGCCTTGCTTTTGTGCTAATAGGGAATCTCTTGAGAATCATCTCATGAATGCTCCCCCTGGTGCTGAAATGAAACTCCCTAATTGGGATGAAGTTTATAGAACTCAAAAATCAAGACGTTTGATCGAACAAGAAATGTATGCTGGACTCTTTGCTCAGTATGGAGCTGAAGGTAAGCATTCCCAGAAGAATAAGTCTTCTGGTGATCGAGCTAAGGATAATCAGCGTGCACATGCTAAAGATGTTGCTGAACGTGAATGGAAAGAAATTCGCGCTGATATTCGTGATGCTAGAACAGATTTTGATCGTGAACAAGTGGATGATTGGATTGCCCAACGAGATGGTGTTGAGGATATGATGTTAGAACTGGAGAAATTCGGTTCCGGAACTCAACAACAACGAGAAATGTATGACGAACTTGATCGTCAGTATCGTAAACTCTCTTGGAATATATTCAATATGTACGACATGTATGTTAAAACAGAAAATGTTTCTAAAGTCTCTGCTGAGGCGAAACCTGTTGTTAAATTGTCGGATGCTGCAAAAGCAGCCCCTCTTGTTGAAAAACCAATGATTGGATTTAATTTGGACACTGTCTTGATGCGTGCTGAAGCTGATAGACTTAACCTTCCTAAGGAAAAACCTATGGATGTCCCTAATCCAGTTCCTGTTTGGATTCAACCTGCAGCTCCTGTTAAAGCAGAGGCTGTCAATCCTGATTCAAAAGGAAAGGAAGAGGCCAAACCTCAACCTGCTAGGAGTAAGAATCCTAGAAGCGGTAACAAAAAGAAAAAGGGTAAGAAAGAGAAAGCTGAAGCTACTCCTACTACTCAGTTGAGAGAACTCAAGGATCATATTGATCGACTTGAACAACAACTTTCTGATGCCCCGAAAAAGAAATCTTTTGCAGATGTTTTGAAAACTCCAGCCCCCTTGAAGAAGGAGAAGGCTCAAAAGGAGAAGAAAAAGGAAGCTGAAAAGCCCAAACATCCAAAAAAGAGGGATTTTGTTAAACATTGTTTTAACTGTAAGAGAAAAGATCATATCTTTGCGGATTGCCCAACCTTACCCAAAGGATGGGTTAAAGTTCCTGCTGCTAAGTGGGAAGCAATGTCTCCAGCTGAAAAGCGAAGGATAACTGCTGCTAATCGTGCACTTTTACCGCCTTACAAACCTCAATCTCTTTCGAAACATAAACCTATGCAAGGATCTGCGAGATATCATGATAATTTGATACCAATTTTCAATCCTAACGCTGGCAATACCGGTGTGGATAAAGAATTTTGGGGCACTATGTTGTGTGCCTCCCAGGACAAAATTCAATATGTCTGGATAACGGAACACCAACTTTTACCGGGTGTTTATTATCGTGGATCTGATGATAAGGTTTATCTTTTGCCGAAAAAAGAAGAATGGACAACTCTTGGTTTTGGAGTTATTTCTCAATGTAGAATACCAAAAGCTAAGCTTAAAAGTTTGCCTTCCGTTCCCAACTTAAAAGTAGTTGGACCACAAATTGGAACTGGATATTCGTGCCTGTATATTGGGCTAAATCCTATGACCATGCAGAGAGAGTCTTGTGATACTCCCTACTCCTGGTCTGGTAAAGCAAGTGATGATGTTATTCACTCGGCTTCTACTGCCAATTTTTCATGTGGGTCTTTTTTATATGACTCCGAACTTGAAGCAGTAATTGCTTCTCACCATGGCACTATTGGGCCTGATTCAAAGCTTGGGGAGAATAATTTATGTTCTCCTTTAAAAGCGATGGGTCCACGCCAGTGAAGACCTTTCGGAAAAGTCATGGCACGTATGTCGAAATGCGAAAGTTTTTCGGCGTACAACCGTATGAGCATTTGAAAGTCATCGGAACCTTGCCAGGGAACGAGATAAAGAATAAACGACTTTACTCGCGGAAGACTTCAAAATATGCTAAATTATACGGCAAAGTAGCTCTTCAAAACTTATATGAAGTTTGTGGAGAAAAATTCTACGTTGTTAATGCAACTGAAGAGAACTACTATAAAACGGTTTCATCGTGGGATCAAAAACCTAGCTTTACCTATGAAGAAGAAATATCATTTCTTTTTGCTAAGCAGTTTTTTGAGCATTATTATGCCCCGATAATGGACGATTGCATTGCTTCTTCGGAAGAGATTTGCTCCTATATCGACTGGACTAAGAGTCCAGGTTGGCCCCATACCTATTTCGGTTTTCGAACTAAGGAAGAGTTAGTACACTCCCTTACTGACACGTTATTTTTTGAACGTGTCGGAACTCCTCCCATCTGGAATGTAGCTGGGAAAGTGGAGTTTAAAGATATTGAAGATATAAAACAGAATAAAATAAGGTTATTTCAAATTCCTTCATTTGAACTGTTGTATTCTCAACTGAAATTCGGAAAGCGTATATCTCTACGCCTGATGAACTATCATTGGTCCGCATATGGTTTTAATCCATATGGCGGAGGGTTCGAGCGACTTGCTCGACGACTTCTTAGCAAGCCCTATCGCGGATGCTATGATGTTAGTGGTTGGGACAAGTTCCTCCCACTCCTCAAAGATATTTACCAAACTCTTTTGAAGAGAGGTAACATCCCAGAGTCAGAACTAGGAGAGTTCCTGTGGATGGTCACGAATACCTGTGAGTTTTTACTTAAACTCATGAATGGAAATGTAGTCTGTAAAGATTATGGTAATGCTTCCGGAAGCGGTTGCACTACTCGTGATAACATTTTTGGCCATATAATAATATTTGCAGCCGGTTTATATGAAGCGTACTTGCTTAAAACTGGAACTGCTCCTTCGCTATCATTAGTTTATGAACAACTAGTACATTTGTACGGAGATGATAATGTGTATTCTTTAGATGAGGAATTCTCACTTATGTGTGATGAAGAGTTTCTTGGGGCACACTTAGCCAAGTATGGATTGAAATTGAAGTTCTTTTTCGGGGGTTTAAATGCGGATTTGCATACCCTTTCCTTTCTTGGTGCCTCTTTTAAATTTAAAGATAATCGTTGGTATCCTTGCTATGATGTCGTAAGACTAGCTACAACGATGGTATATGAACAGAATCAACTGTCATTAGCCCAGCATCTCGGGAAAGCGTTTACGTTAATGGTCATGTCATATCCGACTGATCATTTTAATGTCTTCTATACAGCGTACGCCAACCTAGTTAACAGTGATATTGTTAAACAAAACTTAGATGACCCAACGATTAGGTCGTACTCCTTTGTAGGGGTACCGGAAATCAGTTCAATAATTGGTTTCTATACTGGATCGGAGGCTAACACGCTATCGGATCTGATGTTAGATTTTTCATCGGATCTCGTGTCTGCTTTTTAAGTTGCGAGGAAGGGGTTATTCTTCCCTATAAAAGTCTGCGTCTCAACTGGAGGGGCTCCATCAAAACACCCCGTGTTTAAAAGATGTCGATGACTAAAAAAGAAAAACAGGCAATGATTGCCATGATGGCTGGTGGAAAAGCGCCGAGGAAAGCGCGAAAAGGGCGAAACAAAACCCGACCAGCACAAAAATCCGTTGTTATTGTCAACGGTCCGGCTAGGAAAGCGCCGAGGAAGAGAAGGGCCAGAAATGGTGGAACTATTTCAAGAAAGTTCCAAAACAATGCAGTTACCACAGGAGGTAATATGAGAGAATTTGTCATTCCAATTAATGAGCAAGTTCAGATCATCTCCGGTACAACAGGATTTGGGATTAGCACATTTGCTATCAATCCTGGTAACCCATCATGTTTCCCCTTCGCTTCAAGAACAGCCCAGAATTATGAGAGGTATGAATTTCAAGATTTACGTTTTGAATATAAACCTTCCGCAAGTGTTTTTGCAACTGTTGGAGCACAAGGCTTTGTTGGTATAACTGGGACTATGGATGCGCTTCAAGCGACACCTAGTTCTCAACAACAAGCTGAAGTAATGCTTCATTCACCAATCGTAGAAACCGCGAGACCTACGGGACTTTCCCTCCCGAAGCCTTTTTTGCTTACCAAATCTCAAAGAGAAAAATTCTTTGTCCGCCCAAATGGTTCAATACCGGGTGGAGCAGATGCTCATCTGTATGATTGTGGTCAGGTCTTTATCTGGACTAATGGTCAGGCGAACACCAATCAGATTGGAGAGCTCAGAGTGATTGGAAGTTGTAAATTGTCCAACCCTGTTCTCGAAACGTCAACCACACCACCCCCCCAATTTCAAGTTGCACAATTTTCTCAAGCTGCTACTGTATCGGCGTTAGTTACTACTGTCTCTTTACCTTTACCTTTGGCTACCGTTACAGCTAACGGGTTGGGCGTCACCAATAACGCTGGAACTTTTACTTTACCTGTTGGTAATTATAATGTTTCTGGCGAGATTGATTTTATTGCTTCAGGCAATTCTACCATTTTTACTGCGAACTTGCAGAAAAATGGCGTCTCAAACCTTGATGTAAATTCTTATTCACTCCCCAGTGGGGCATATCCTTTGTGGACAGTGCCTATCGCACCGAATTTTGTTACGTCTAATGGGACGGACACTTTTCAGCTTATTGCTCAGTCAACTTTTTCGACTGGTGCGACCACTGCTGGAGGCTTCTTGAACTTTACTTCTATTTAGTAGTCCTGTTCATAGGATGAAAAACGTGCTAGGCACACGTTAAAATGCTAGTTTTATGGTTTGGATGAGAGGAATTAATTTACACTCTGATTCAAATCGGAATCGTTTGGACTCTAATTGAGTGAAATATGTTTTTAAGCAACCG